TGACAAAGAAGGTGAGATAAGAGCATTCGGTGACGATTCAGAGTTTACTATAACTCAATCAGGAAGCGGTGAACACTACGCTAAGATATATGCTAGTGGTTCTGCTGATAACAATGACGCAGACATTACACAAACAGGCAGTGGTGATCATTACATGAGACTTAATTTCTATACAGATGATTACAATGTAAATGCAACACAGTCAGGAACAACCAACAAAAGCATCACAGCTACTTATAATTGCAGTAACAACTGTAATAAAACAATAACAATAAATCAAAATGATTAAATATTTAATATTTTTTTTATTTTTTATAGCTCCTTCTTTTTCAGAGGCTGCTTATAAAGACTGGTCTAAAAAAGAGCAGCAACTTTTTAAAACACAGCTTACATTACAGGCTATAGATACAACATTGACTTGGAAAATGATAGAGTGTCAAAAACACACATCTTGTAATTTAATAGAAAGAAATCCTTTATTAGGAAACCATCCAAGTAAAGGAGATTTATTAGCACAAAAAGTTATAGGCAATATTGTGTTATACCATGTCTTTGATAAAAGCGAGCCTTATAAGAGGGAGCGAAGGCTTAGAGCAACTAATACTATATTTACTATTGTCATAGTTAATAATGGAATATATTATGAAAAAAGATTTTAAAAAATTACTTCTTATTTTAATACTTTTATCGTTGCCTTTATTGTTTCAACCAATAGCTTACCAAGTATTAAAACTAAAAACATTTGATGCTCTTGTCGAAGACAAAATACCTTCTGGCTATTTCTCTATACTTAATATCACTGAGAAAGACGTGGAACAAGAAGGTGGTTATCCTTTTCCAAGAAGAAAATTAGCAGACATACAGAACACTTTAATTAATCAAGGTGCTATAGGAGTAGGTTGGGTAATTGCTTTTCCACAAGGAGATAGATTTGGTGGTGATGAAGTCTTTGCTGAAAGCTTGCAAAGGATTCCAAGTGTGTTAGCAACATTTGAAAACGAGAACGGCACATATCCTGTAACCACAGGTACAGTAATCTTAGGTGAAGACAGAGGCGGATATAAAGCAACAGGTGTTATAGAGAACATAGAGATTTTAAAGGACAGTGCCTATCAAGGAATAGCTGTAGCACCAACAGATGTAGACCAATTGGTTAGGCGAATGCCTTTATTGATGCGCACTCCTGATGGCTGGGTATCGTCATATGGCACAGAAGTTTTAAAAGTTTTAGCAGGTGCCGATACTTATTTAATTAAAACAAATGAAAACGGAATACAAGAAGTTAGAGTTAAGGGAATACCAGCAGTGCCTACTGATAGTCTTGGTCGTAAGTGGATCTCGTGGGTAGATACACCTCAGTTTAGTTTGTCTGAAATAAATAAAACAAATATGATTAAAGATCGTTTTGTATTTGTAGGTGTAACTGCCGCAGGTGTTATGCCTCAGATAGCAACACCAGTAGGATTACTAGAACCACATAAGATTCAAGCCGCTTTATCTGAATCTATTCTTATACAAAATAGTCCTTATATCCCTGACTACTCAAAGGCTGTAGAGATGCTTGCACTTGTAGCCTCAGTGTCTCTTGTTTGGTTTATATTAAATCTCTTTGGAATTACGTGGGGCTTGGTTTTCGGGTTAATGGTAATGATTGGTACAATCTATACTGAAGCTTATTTTATAAAGTCTAGCGGGATCTTATTAGACTTCACTTGGACTTTGATCTCTCAATTTATAACTGCGACTGTTGCATTCTATTTAAGATTCAGAGAACAGTACAAATTAAGACAACAAATTAAGAAACAGTTTGAACACTATCTTGATCCTCGTCAAGTTAAACAATTACAAAACAACCCAGAGTTATTGAAACTAGGTGGCGAAAAGAAATACGCTACGTTCTTGTTCACAGATGTTAGAGGTTTCACATCTCTTTCGGAGTCTTTACCGCCAGAAGATGTCACTTATATTATGAATAAAGCACTGACTGCTCAACAAAAAGCTGTACAGAAACACGGAGGTATGGTAGATAAATATATTGGAGATGCGATGATGGCTATATTTAATGCGCCTTTAGATCAACTAAATCACGAAACAAAAGCAATTGATTGTGCATTAGATATTATAAAAAACATGGAAGAATTAAATAAAGAATTTAAAGATAAAGGAATACCACCAGTGGCTATCGGTATAGGTATTAACACAGGTAAAGCTGTCATAGGCAACATGGGAAGTGAGTCACGTTTTGACTACACCGCTATTGGTGACGCAGTAAACACAGGAGCAAGGCTTGAGTCTGCAACCAAAGACGTAGGTGTCGATCTTCTTATAGGAGAAAGTACTGCTATGTTCAATAGCAAGCACCAATTAAAATTAATAGATGAGATCTCAGTCAAAGGAAAAGAAAAATCCTTGAAGGTTTTTAGTCCACATATTGAATAGCATTGACTTCGTCTTCTAAGTATTTGTGTATTCCTTGAAGTTTAAGAGTACCTTCACGAATGATCTTCTTTATAACATAAGCATCATTTTCATTTCTAAAAACTTGGTCAACATCTTTAATAGGTAGACCACCTAAATCAGACACTATGTTTCCTTTTACATCTAGTACTATTTTAAAAGTAAGTAGGGTTGCTTCCATGTTATATTATCTCACACGCACCAGCAGTACACGCTAGTTCTTTAGTGTTCTCAGTCATATCTTCTTTTTCGTAATCCATTAGTAAAGACCAATCAACTTTGTTTGTTGTTTTCTTTAACCACTCTTTGTATTCTTTCTTTGTTATCTCTTGGTAAGGTGCTTGTTGGTATGAATGATCTGCATAAGGCAAGAACGAAACACCAGAGATCTTATCAAAGTTATTCCATACCCATGAGCCTACATCTAACCACTCGTTTTCTCTCACAGATATAGTGGCTGATGGTTTATGTTCGCACCAATGATCTTGATAAACTCTCCATATTTCAAGGTGTTGTAAGGCTGTCAAGTCTTTTCTAGTTAAAGAATCTTTTGGAGATTGTATAGGAAAGTAAAAGACATAAGTATGTTCTGGTTTTGTTATATCATCTTCGTGATAGACTCCTTGATCTACCATCAACTGTGCAAGTGGATCTTTTTTATCAGCACGAATAGTTCTTATATAGTATTCACTGTGTCGAGTATGAATGCCACTAGCGCTATCAACTAATTGACTAACAGTACCGCTTGGTTTAACACAAGTAATAGCTACTGATTGTTTGATTCCTAAGTTAGATGCCCAACCTTCGTTCATTGTAACTGCTGAGTTCTTTAAAGCTTGTAATCTCATGGGTAGATTTTTATCTTCAGACATTTTCTTGTTGTCCATAATGCCTGTAAGAGATACACCAAGCAGTGCTTCTTCTTCTGTGTTGTTCTTCCAAGCCTTTGTCAAGTATCTAAAGTTAGTTAGGGTTGCTTGGAATGTACCAAGAATAGTAGCTAACTCTACTTTATTTTGAAGAGTTCCCCAATTATCATCAGGTCTTACAACAACTTCAGTTAGATTACAGAATTGTTTATTACGCAGAATGATTTCACTACAAGGATTACAACCAAAGTCTTTGTATTCTTCTCGTCTTCCATTCCTTGCCGCTTGGTTCTCTGCCGCTTGACGATTGAAGATACCACGCTCTCCGCTTTTGGATTCGTATAATGATAACCATTCGCGCATAAAGGCTCCCATCTCTGCTGAGTCTGTATAAGCTACTGAGTTGTTGGACAACGCTCTGTGTTGACTATGTTCCCACCAAGAACCTGACTTAGCATTGCGCATACGCTCGTCTGAGAGGTTGCTGAGAGAGATTAAAGCGCTACGTCTAACACCACCTACCACAACAACCTCTGCGATCTTACACATCAAATCATGGCAGTCAATAGATACTAATTTCTTTTGTCCTTTAGCTACTGCATCGAAAAATATATTAGCGGTGAATTGAAAGAGATCAGCTAAAGGTGCTGGACCACTGGCTCTACCGCCAAATGTTTTGAGTCTTGCTCCTTGTGGTCTAACATTACTCAGATCCCACTGAGGTATCTGTCCTGAATAAAGAAGAGACATAAATTCTTTGTATGCTTTTGCCCATCCAATCTTTGAGTCAGCTACTTTGATGATAGTATCAGTGTAGTGTATTTCTTCAGGAAGGTCAGGAAGCTTATTAACGTACTGTCTTTCAACACTAAAACCAACTCCTGTGCCGCACATAAGTATATATAGTGTCTCATCAAAAGCTCTAGGTGTATCAACAGCAACGTAACTACAGTTAAAACCTGCAACATTGTCTCGTTCTAATGCTTTACCTGCTGACATTAAGGCTCTCATACTTGGCATTATGTCCAAGTTAAGCACAGCTTGTTCTAACTGTGGTCTCATGTCTGCTATATCTGTATCATTATTCTTTTTTAATTGTTCTTGCATGAAGTCAAAGTATCTTGAGACTGTCTCTTGCCAAGTCTCTCGTCTGTTAAGTTCTTCATTCCATCTGGCATATCTGCTAAGATGTATGAACTCTTGATATTGTGTGGGTAGTTTAGTCTCGTTCTTCATCTTTTAAAATTTCTATTAATTTGTTTTCGTACCATTCTGCTTTTTCCAAGTCTTGTATTCCGTTCTTGTATCTAAATCTCCAACGGTATTTCAAGGAGTTACCGCGAAGATAGCCTACAAATTCTTCGTGTGTTAGCATAGCTTCGATAGCATCTATGCATTCTATATCGCCTTTGTTATAATGTGGTGGGTTATTAACTAAGTCTTTCATTTCTTCCTCGTTGTAGTAAATCATTTTAGCCATTGTTTTCTCTCCAAGTTTTAGGTAAACTCTCAGTACTATACCATCTGAAACCATTCTTTGATGCCCACTCACCATGACTTCTTTTTGTTCCATCTCTTCTCATCTTTGCATTAGGCATAGGTGCTGAAGGATTAGAGAATAAAAAAACTAATTCACAATCATCAGGCAATATCTTTTTAATCCATTTGTATTTATTGTATTCAGCATAATCCCAGAACCTTCCTTTAGCCTCTAAGTATATTATCTTATTATCAAGTACTCTAATAAAATCAGGATGATACTTGTGTGGAATAGAATACTCTATGATTCCTTTGTGGTGTTCCCAATGTTGTAGTTCTTCTTGGTGAAGATCGTACTCCCACTTAGAGTCATATCCTTTAGGTAGTCCTTTTTCAATTGGTCTTTTCTTTCTTGGTTTTCTTTTCATGTCAATGTATAGTATCCTCTCCTTTAGGAGGTCTTATATCGTTCTCTCTTATAATTAGTTCTGCTTTAATTAATTCTTCTAGTCTTATTAGTAATACCTCGTCTATTTCTTCTACACCTGCTCCTGAGAATAAACAACTACCTAAAGCTACGAGTAATTCATCCAGCTTTATTTTATTAATGTCTAACTCTTCTATACTTTCAAAATATTCAGTCATTATAAATTAAAACCACCTGTGTTTACGTTTGTTTTTTGTTCGTTGTACAAGTCTTGTTGTAGTCTTTCGAAGGTTAGTTCAGGATTCCTTTTAACTCTTTTGTAAATCCACTTCAAGGAGTAAGCACTCAACATAAACTTTCTATTCAAATAAACATGAGTCTGTTCTGCTAAATACTCTTCTAAATTATTTACGTTGATTTGTTTAGAATCTTCTTCGTCAGGAATAATACTGCGCAACCATTCGACCAGTATCTGCCTGCCTTTGCGCCTTACTTCTTTAGCTCTTTTGCCATTCATTAGTGACCTCTTGTACTCTTGGTTCTTTAACAACAGTAGTGAAAAATGCTAGGTTTTTAGCGTACTTAAACACTCTCAAACCTTCTCCGTTGTTTGAGTCTTTATGGCAAGTGAGTTTGTGTCGGCAATAGACACATTGTTTAGGGAGCTTCATGTTCCCTGCTTTTCCGTCTAGTATAGGATTATAGCACAAGCTAGGCGGATTGTCAAGCTTTAATTGTCTTTTTAGTTTAGCGATTCTGTGTTTGATGTTTGGCTTATCCATTTCTTCTGGAATAAGTAGTGCCAGTTCTCCAGTTTCTTTGTTGATTGCTAAGAATCCTCCGTTGTTTGTTCCTTCACTTGCTTCGTACCCAGAGAGTTGCGCCATGTAACCAAACGGATCATCTTCAGGTAGTGTTCCATTTCTAAATTTCTGGAAAGCAAAACCCGAAGTTGACTTAACATCAATGACTTCTCCGTCTATGATACAATCCATGTGACCAAGCACACCTGATACTTTAACTTCTTTTTGTTCGTCAGTTACTTTGTGTCCTGCTAAACGAACCAACATCAATACAACTTCTTCTAACAAATGTCCATAAAGAAACTTAATTTGTGTTGAAGGTTTCATAGGCAATGGTTCATCTTCTGATTTAAAATCGTACCAGAGTTGTCTGTTAGGCTTACCTACATTAGACATCCTCAAGGTTTCTTTCTTTCTTTCGTAAGGTTTAGACCAATTAAGAAGAACATCTTTCATGGCGTTACCGAAATCTTCTGCGTCTTGTTCGGATATGTCTAGTGCTTTGCCGTTACTAAGCCCATCAAGTTCTTTGTAGATGTCTTCTACGAGTGTGTTCAGTTTCTTTTTCATAATGTTATTGATAGTCCTTCGATAATTTCTTGAGCAGTATTTCTATCTGTCTTAAACCATTCTCCGTTGTGTTCTTTAACAACCTTTTTAAGTTTGTGCAGGGTTTTTGTTTCTGCTTTTCTTCTGTCGTTAAATCTTCTTGAATACAGAAGTTTATAATCTCTGTGTGGACTGCTTGTTTGATAACCATTACATCTGTCTTCTGCATCAATAGCCATTCCAATCTTGAGCCAACCATCAAAAGAAGGATTAGCTATTATATAGACATAACCTTCTGGAGTTTTTTCATATCCTTTTAAAGCTGAGAAAGCCGCGCCTTCAAAAGTTTTGAACCTTCCTGATTTAAACAGAGGATGTTTTTTAGAAACATATTTACCATTAACATACATACGTTCAGGATTATTTTTAGGATTGTATTTAGGATTATTCTCAGTATTATAAATATTTCTACAATCTTTACAAAGACTATCAAGACCATCTTTCTGACCTTTATTTCTATAATAATTTTCGATAAGTTTGTCTTGATTACATCCAGTACAAAATTTATTAGTGTGTTTCATTTTTAATTAACTCCTTTGTTTTAAAACAATATTTTTTAAATAAATCTATTTTTATGAGGCAAGCAATCTTAGGTTGTGAGTCTCCAAAACCAGTTAGTTTTCTTGATTGTATATTATTAGTTATAATACATTCTATAATTTTAATAGGAGTTATATATAAAAGTTCTTGTCCTGTAAAAATA